AAATTTGATTGCATCACCTGCTGCCTTAAATCCCTTTACTACTTGATCAAGGCTAGGGAATTGTATGTCAATATTGCCTGCTTTTTTATCAATGCTATCTAGCTTCTTGTCTATATTCTCTAGTTTTCTATTGGCCTCGTTAACCTCGGCGTTGAGGAAAAGATTGTATTCAGCCACTCGACCCGTTCAGCTATATGTGATTTCAGTTTAAGGGTGAACTATCCTCCAGATCGTGTTGTAGTTGCGGCCATACTTACGAGTTATCTCAGCAATCGTCAGCCCATGCATGTCGTAGTCATGGCGGATGTCCTGACGCTCAGCATCTGGGATCTTGCAGTTGGGGTTCCTTTCCCCGGTGAGCATGGTGCCGTGCTCCCATCGCATGGCGTGATTGTCTATGCGGCTGGTGTACACCAAGTTGGAGAGGTGGTTGTTGTCCCGAGAGCCATCCTTATGAGCAACTTCCATGCGCTCCGGGCAAGGGCCATTGAAGGCTTCCATGACTACCTGATGGACGTATTTAGTCGTTCCTACGCCATCTTTGTGTAGAGTTACGTTCTTATAGCCGTTGACGTTACCCTGCGAAAGAAACTTCTTGCGTTTTAAGCCGAATATTCGACCATCCTCATACACTTCATATTCGTTTTCGTACCCGAGTGCTGGCTGTTTCACTTGTCTTTTGCTTGGCCGTCCAATGCAATATAAACATGAATGGGGAGTCTTCTCTTAATAAGTAAAGTTTTCAAGATTGCTCGGGTTAGTTCGCTGGGGCGATTATGCGTACCCTTCCTATCCCAGGCGGATTCCCACTCGGGGAAGGGAAGGAAGTCCTTCGGTTCTGTCTTGGGTGGCGCTTTCTTTGAGCCGCTATAGCTGTGCGCTATTTGGATCAGGTAGTGGGCGATGTAGCTGCCCGATATGGAGGTGCTATTGATATGACGCTGAGCTTCGTTCTCAGCCAGCATCATCTGGGTGCGAATTGTTTGCGTGGGAGTGCGCAGAAAATTCTCGGGGGAGTAGTCCGCGCCGAAAGGGGTGAGCTTCATGCGCATGTACACCTCCTCCCAACTGGTGGGTGGGGAGTTCAGGTAGGTCGCCAGCCGGTCGATCTTGTCCTGAACATCCTCTTCTCCCTCTATTCCTTTCCCTCAGATTGGTCTTCCGGCCAGCCGTCGCGCTCCCAGATGACGAATTGGTAGATGTCTTTCAGCATCTTCGTGGGGATTTGGTTGGTGTCTTCCTCTTCCCAGTCGTCTGTTTTCTGCCAGTTCTTGGATTTGGGGAGTTTGACCTCGCCTCGGTATTTAATAGCCAGTGTTGCAAAGGCAGCGTATTGGGCGGTTTGAGATACGCCAGCGTTGGTGAGCGCTTCTAATTCCTCTGCGTAGGAGTACAGAAGCTCTTGATTGTCCTGCTCGTTAGCGTTGGACATTAGCTCCACAGCTTCTTTAACTGGGATATCTTTGTCTGCAGCTATGCGTTGGGCTAATTTGAGCGAGGCGTAGGTGCTTTTTGATTGCTCTCGGGCTAAAGCTTCGATGCCTTTGGCTTCTCCCGGGACAAGATCTTTGTAGATCGGAAAGCGGAATGGGCCGATTGGCCAGTACTCATCAGCGGAAAAGAGCAGTCCGGTGTACTGACTCATATGTGGACGGGGTGTTTACTTCATATTATACGGGCAGGTTATAGTTGTAAGTAGGGGATTGAGGGGGCTGGGTGCGCTCCCTTATCCTTCCTCTTCTTTTACGGGCAGCGTGATGTTCCACGCCCGGAATGGTTCTTGCACTTTGACTAGTTCCTCGGGGAGGAGCAGCGTTAGTTTCACACTCCCGCTTTCCAGAGGGAGTTCTCTCCCTGGCATGTCTGGTTCCAAGTAGAAGCCGCCGATGACGACGTGGTCGGTCTCTACTTCACAATTGACGGCCCATCCACAGTTGATGGGGTTGGTCATTAGGTCACAGTGCATTTAAAAAAAAAAAGCCCCCGGGAGACTATTACCGGGGGCTATTGCATTCTCGCTTCCTTAGTTTAGGTAGTTTTGAATGTAATGGTATCGCCTTGGATTGGGCGGGCTGTGCCACTGGCAGATGGGTTGCCACTTGCATCCACGCTTTGGCGGATAGCGCCATCTGCAACACGCAGTTCGTAGATGGTTCCGCTAGCCAAGTTGCTGTCCGGGTTGACCGTCACCACGTTGGCGCTAAGTGTCACCGTTGCGGAAACACGCTCACCTGTGGAGGCGACCATCAGAGCGAAGCCGTCTCCATCGGGGTCACCGAGGGAGAGTTGGGTCAGTGCAGCAGTGCCGTTGCTGGTGTAGGTGGCGGTGATGTTGGCACTTACAGCCGCACCATCGCTGTTGTCTGCTGGGGTGAATGCAACCTGACGAGAGCCAGGGGTGAGGAACAGCAGCGTGGACTGCACCTGACCGAAGCTGATTGCAGTGCCGCCGTTGTTCAGACGACCGAAGACTGGGCGGCCCCGGGAGATGAGATCGAAGGTCACCTCGGTGAGGCCCTCCGCGTTCATGTTCTCGGAGTAGTTCTGGATGACTGCGTTGAATCCAGTGAAGTCGTAGACGAAATCACCCGTATCACCATCGGAGCGACCCATCTCCTTCAGGAATTCGATGTAGATCTCGAAGTCCTTGTCGTAACGGGCGCGTTCGATAAGGGCGAAACCCTCGTCGTAGTTGCCACGGAATTGGGGGCAGTTAGCTCCAGCAGGAACTTCGGAGTCCTTCAGGAAGAAGGTGGTGCAGGATGCCTGCACTCCAGAGCCGGTGATCACCGAGTCGTTCCAGCCGTCATCTCCCAGGAGGCGGAATTCCTGGTTGTTGTCGTTGATCTGGAAGTTGGTCTGAGTGACGCCCTGGATTTCGACGTAAGCATCGCCTGCGTCGAGGGTGGGCAGGGTGACAAAACCAGCTGCATCGCGGGTGGCGAAGTAGCGGCAGGGGGCAGTCAGTCCAATGGCCCGGACAATCGTCCTGTGAGCCTTATGGAATGAAAGCCCAATGGCATAATCAGCCATGAGTTCAGCTCCTTAGGGGATCGGGGGGTTGATGTACGGGCCGAGGATTCGGACCGACAACGACTCGAAAGTCGCTTCTGTTCGGGACATGTACGTGACTTGGTCCCGGGGGAAGGCCCTCGCAAGACGTCTCGCGATGTCTCGGAGGTTGAGCGCCATTTCGGTGCTCTCTTCCCAGCCGTAGTTCGTGAAGCGGACCTGCCATCTCTCGTAAGAGACGACGCCGCTCATCGAGCCCGGGTTAACGATTTCGGGAACGTCCTCAATCGTCATTTCGACGCCATTGATGTTCCACTCGGAAGGGACCATCTGTTCGCCGATGACGTAGGTCGCGGGGATGAAATCACCGCTGGGGAGTTCGTACCTGCCAGGCCAAAGGTTGGAAGGCTTGAGGGTTAGATCTGGATTGCGAATATCCAGAATGTGGATCTCAAGCGTGTTCCGTAGCCAGGTGACTGGTGGGCAGGTGGTTGAAATCGTCATGTCCTCTCCAGTTCAATAGAGAGGTATTCGCCGAGTTTCTCGGGGGCTTCCTCCATGGGGAGGCGAGTCCACGGGCGACCCGGGAATGGTTGGCGGGTTCGGGTGCTGACCCCGCCGTCATGGACTTGTTGGGCGTATTCGACTGGCCAGTTGAATTGAATGGAGCCCGTTTCGGGATCTTCAAATCGACGTTGGCTAGCGCGGAGACGTCCGGTGTCCACGATGTCCCGCACCTGTGGTGGGGTGGGGTAGTCCCACTTCACTGCGGATATTTCCTCGGTGAAGCGGGCGTCCAGGTAAATGGCGAGATTGCGCATCGCCGGGACGAGGGCGCGTTTGATGTCTCGGGAGACCTTGGGGTTTGGACGGGCCATTAGCCGCGACCTCCAATGACTCGAAACGTGCCTTCGATTGATTGACGGATATCGGTGTAATGACCTTTATCCATCGTTAGATCCCAAATCAGCTCGAAGCGGCCTTTGTAACCATTGATGGTTGCGTCGGCCTGCGAACCATTTGTGATTCGCTCATCGAACTTTGCTGGTGTAAGGAGGCGGCCAGTGCATGAGTAGATCGTGTTATCCACTCCTGGCTCTCCTTTCCAGTTGGGACGCTGCAAGTTGATTGCTGCGAGATACTCAATCCGTTCTTGGTTTTTCTTTTCGGTGACAGTATTTCCGGTGGCCGGATCGACGGAATACGCCTGCATGTTCAGGTCAAATGCCAGAACTGCATTCCCGTGGGGAGCGTATTGAGCGATCTCGTCAGCGGTAATAGTCATCAGTATGAGAAACCGCAGTGGGGCTGAGAATCGAGCAAGCGCTTGTACTCCTGGCCATACAGAGTGGCGTCGATGCGGTCGCCCGTGGGCTGTCCGCTGACACTTCCAACTTGCATTCCAATTTGCATCGTGCGCATTGCTAGTGAATGCGCGGCGAGGTACTTGATGGCGTCATTCCGAATCTTTGCGGGATTCGTTTTGTTCCATCCAGTCGTGGGACAAAAACGGATCGCTTCAGCCAACGCACCATCCACTACATCAGTGGATTGCTCCGCAAACTCGGGGAAACGAGCGAGGAACTCGGTGGTCGTTGGGTCGGCCATCAGGCTTTGCCCTCCGTGATCGCGGTGATGCGCTTGTTAATGGAGTTCTTGACGCGAATGCGCTTCTCTCCTGCTTCCCACTTCTGCAGTTGACCGATGTCGAAGCTGTCTTCAATCAAGCGAAGAGATGTTTGTACATCCTTGTTCGTCAGATCGGTGACGTCTGAAATCGTTGCGATTGCAACTTCAGCTTCGTCGTCGGTTTCAACGCGGAGAGCACCCAGGTTGAGCAGTCGCTTAACGAGACTTTTCTCCTTGATTGCATTCCAACGTTCCTCGGGGACGTCACGGTTTACGCCAGCCTCCAAGTTGAAGAAGTCAGTACGACCTTTCTCTTGGATGAAAGAAAAGCCGATCGTGGCTTCTTTGGCCATCGGAGGGTTTTGTAGTTCGGGGCGGTAAACGAGGATCATTTGCAAAGTGGTTGCTGACTGTTCAAATCATAAGTTGGTGTTTTCAACTTACAAAGTGATCAGTCCTCCTGCATGACAATCACGGATTTGGGGTAGTACAGGGCCAGTCCACCGATGCGGCTGTGAGCTGCAACGGTGAATTCGAGCGCTGCACGGACAGGGGGCAGGAATTCCAGAGGCTGGGGGATGTGCAGCTGGAGCTTGTCCGGGCTGCGGTCGTAGGTGATGATCCGATCCTTCGTCAGGTTGCCGAGTGATTTGTCGGCTTCCAGCTCGTTGATCGGCTCGATCGCTGTGATGAAGGGGTTCGTCCGAAGGAAGAATTCCATCACCGTGGTATCCGAGGTGGATGATCTCGGGGTGGTGGAGATGATGCGGTAAACCTCGTAAGGCACCAGCATCGTGTTGGGCTGTTCCTTCATGTTGGAACCGTTCACCAGACGGGTGGCTGGCTCGTTGAGGAGCTGCAGCATTTCGTCAGTGGTGGTTGACCCATCGGTGAACCACTTGTCAGGAACGATGGTGTCGACCTGATCGTTGTTGAAGAAGCCCTTCATGCCCGAGGGAGCATCGCCGAAGTAGGCGATTTCCTGGACTTTCTCCTCGTAGGCGCGGCGGACGGCGTTAGCGCGGCGCTGCTCCAGGTTCATGTTGGGCACCATTGCGGCGGCCCGGGTTTCCTGGATCGTGTAGGCGAAGGAGGCACCCAGGGAACGAACCGGGTGGGTGACTTCCTTACGCAGGACGTCAGCACGGGGCAGATCCTGTGCCTTGTCCTGGATCACCTTCATCGATCCCTGCTTATCGAAGACTCGATAAGTGAAGGAATCAGCGCCGGGGCCTACTTCCGAGCTGATCGGAAGGAGGGAGGCGTACTTGATGTCGGCATATTCGACCTCAAAGCTGCGAGACAGGATTGTCTCCAGCTCCCTGGCCAGAAAAATGCCGACGTCGTCGTTGCGGATTTCAGTGGCCATGATCAGGAATCGGCGGTGAAGGTGGATGCGGGGATGTCCAGCTCCAGCATTGCGAGGCCAGCTCCAGTGGTCTCGGAAAGCCAGCGGGCGCCACTGATGAGGACGGTGTTGCTAGCGACGGCAGATTTTCCGAAACGACCGATGTCAGCGCCGGATGTGGTGGCTGAATAGTCCGTGATGAAGGCACGAACGGGATCGCCCAGTGAGACAGCCTCGACGACGTAAACCCAGATGACGCCCTTGGACATCACGTTCAGGGTCTGCTTGTCGGGATAGCCAACATGGTCTTCACCTTCTGCATCCGTGCGGATCCAGGTGGGAATGCCGTCGTAGGCGGAGTTCTTCTTCTCGACTGCCTCGAAGGTGAGGGAGTCGATAGAAATACCAACGATGTTGGCAGTAGCCGACGCAGCCAGTTCGACGGCGTAGACGTCGTTGGTTGTGGGATCGACGTCGCTTTGCAGCAAGCGACCGAAGGGGATGCAAGCTCCCGTTTGGTTCCGATAGCTGCGGGAGACATAAGCCTGCAGATCGGCGAGCATGCCTTCATGCCCAACGACTAGCTCCTGGGGGTAGTCGCCTTGCACGCCATCAGGATCGACGACGATGGTGTTGGTAAAAGTGACGGCCATTGGATTACTTGGAAGCGGTCAAGGGTTGTTTCCAGGCGTCCGACATCCGGGCTCGGTAAGCCGAAGTGGCTGACACGTCAGAAGGACGCTGCGTTGAGGACAGGGCCTCACGAAGTTCCAACGTGCTGTCTGCACGGGGAGCTTCTTCAACTGCAGCGACGGGCTCTTCAGTGCCTTCCTCCTCAGACTCTTCCTCGTCCAGACGGGACAGCAGGCCGTCGACTACACCGTTGATGTAGGCAGGTACTGCGTCTTCCCGGGGCTCGGTGCCGGTCAGATTCGTGAATGCTTGGCGATACAGAGATTCAGCATCGACACCGTCGAATTTGAACTCGTCATCAAATGCGGGAGCGAGATGGCGAAGCGTTTCAAGACGCTCAGTTACAAGCTCGTCAATGCGGGCCTGAGACAGAGTTTCTTGCTCGGGAGCTTCGTCCACACGGGCTTGGAGGTTGGAAGCACGCTCTTCAGCCTGCTCCTTGTCGTAGGCCAGAGTTTCAATCTCCGCTGCGAGGTTGTCACACCGCTCAGAAAGAGTGGTGCGCTCAGCCTCAGAGGCGTCCAGACGGCGCTGCACTTCGCGCAGGTGAGACTGGATAGCCGAGGCTGCCTCGACGGGGAGATCAAGCTCAAGGCCGTCTAACGTGATAGACGCCATTGGTTTACTGAGCTGAGGTTGAGTGGGCTGGGTTGACTGCTCAAAGTCAGAAGACACAGCGTCAGCTGCATCCATTCGGTCCATCAATAAGCGCACCTCAGGGCCAGCCCGACCCTTAGGCACAACTGCTATGTGATTGACGCGGATTTTGCGTTGGATACCGATGTACTTCTCCCCATCCGGGGTTTCGCCCGGGGTGGGATCAAAGTCAACCTTGTATCCAGCGCTGACTTCACGGGCATCACCACGTTGGACTTTGTCGATTGCATCTTTGTCCGTGAGGACAATTGCAACTTCAACAAAGCCATCGTTGTATCTGACCTGGCTACCGGTGTAACCGATCTGATACTGCTTGGTGTTTTCCGTGTTGAGCAGGCTCGGTGGATGCCCCCATGTAGCGGGCTTCATACCGAACGTATTGAGTGAATCTGGATTGCTCACCTCGGAAGGTGGGCGGTACTCCAGCACTCGGGATCCATCAGCGCGGGTGTACGCCTGGGTGCCAGTTCGTGCTGCCTTCGCCCACACTTTGAGGAAGCCCTCTTCGGTGGTCTCAGTACCCGTAATGGCCGCAAAGTCGTACCGGCTGACTGATGTTTCCATGTGTCGATTGTAGACACCTCTTATATTTTGGATTAAGTGGTAATCGTTTTACGCATAAATGGCTGTATATCGCCAACTAGCTCTCTGCTCCAGGCTTCGGCGAATGCGGATTGAGACACAGCGCACTCAAAAAGATGTGGCGTCATTCATGGGTATTAGCCAAGCCGCTTATTCCAGACTCGAAAAAGGTGAGATTGAATTGACGGTGCAAAAGCTCTTCCTTTTAAGTGATTTGTACGGTATTCCAGTCCACGACATTATTAGAAGCATTTAGCTGTAGTGCGGCTGGACGGTAGCGTAAGCCGCGATAAGTTAGCCACATATTGGCTGGATATAAAGCTTGTACATATCGCATCTGGTAGTACTCTTTTCCGCGATATTTCAAGACTTTGCCTGTTGTGCCGTCTGTGCGTAATCGCGGCATTGGGTTTATGCGTTTATTTAGACACTACAAGTGCGTGATTAAGAGCGCTGTAAGGAAGCTAAAACAGCCTTTGCTTCGGTTAGTTTCATTCCCATCTTCTGAAATTTCTCTCTTGCTTTATCAGTAGGGAAGACACCTCCGTTATTCATGAGGCTATTCATGAATTGGAGCTGACTCGGGGAGTAAGCCGCACGAAGAATCTCTTTGTTTAGTCCAGGAATGCGCTGTTGTTCGACGCTTTGCAGCAGTTTGGAGCGGGGGCTGCCGTTGCGGTTGATCAGGCGGAACACCACGTCGTAATAACGGCTGACTGCCAGTTCGTAGGTCTCCCACCGTTTTCCGTAGTCGATTGCGGTGAATTCAATCAGGTTCTCTAGACCACGCTTCTTGATGGGCCGAATCTCCTGCTCAATGCCCAGCATGTCTTCCATGCGGCGCATGTCATTGAGCAGGTTCTCCTGGGGCTCACGGCCATGGATGGGATGGTTGGCGGTGTCCATGTCCATCGCGTAGCCCATGTCGATAATCCCGATCTTTTTGGCGTCCTTGCCATCGAGCTTGTACATCAGGTTGCCCGTGTGGAGGTCGCCATGCGACATGCCCGCCATGTGGAGCTTCTTCATCTCCCGGGCGAAGTTGAGCTGGATCAGCCGGGGCATCTCCACCATGTCGCCGTAGCGATCTGAGACGCGGATGGTGGGGAAGTTGCCATGCTCACGCGCTTTGGCCAGTGTCTTGTACCCATCCATGTGGGTCATGATCAGCGTCTCGACTCGGTCCTCACCGCCGCCTCGGGCGACCGAGTTCATGGCCAGGGGCTCGGGGACGTTGACGCCCGCGTAATGGGCTTTGCCGAGCATGTCGAACTCGAAGCCAGGGTCAGCTTCGTCCGCCATGAATTCGGTGAAGGTCTTGACTCCGTACTTCTTGCTCGGGTGGACGTAGTAGGTGCCGAATGCACCAGAGCCGCACTTGCTTTTCGCCGGGGTAAAGGCGTCAGTGCGGCTATCAGACTTTTTTAGGCTGCACCCCGGGCGAGCCATGTCCAGTTTTTTGCCCTTGGCAATCGCCTCTTTTGAGATGCGGGCCGCTTCCTCGGGGGAGAGCTTGGGCTTGTTGCGCGGGTTGTTCGGACTCTTACGCCAGTCCGCTAGCGATATCGGCTTTTTTCTGTTTTTCAATAGTGCAGCCCCTCCAGCTAGTAAGCCTGCAGTTAAGGCGACTTTGGCTGCTGTTGCATTACTAGTCGTGCTTTTCTTGGCCTCGCGGTCCATTTCTCTCTCAATTTGACGGAGCTGCTTGTACTCCTTGTCCTTGGGGACAGCTTCGCGCTTCTTTTGCTGCGCAATAGTCCGACTCTTGGAGCACTTGTGCGCCTTTGGGATATGGCTGGCACCGCAGGGTTTGCCGGCGGCGTCATAACGCCAAGCATCTGCGTCCAGCCGATCCGAGCGACCCATTCGACGCATTATCTCGGTGTAGGCAGCGTTGATTGTCTTTGCTTTCTCGGGGTCACCGCCCATGTCGGGGTGGTGCTTACGCATCAGCTTCTTCCATGCAGTGGTGATCTCCCTCTCGGTGGCCTGTTCGCTTACGCCTAAATCGGCCCACGGATTTTGGACTGCCTTGTTGGGTTTTGTGCGCTGGCGGCCCCAACCTGCTCCACCTGATGTCTTGGCGCGGCGTTTGGCTTCCTCAGCAGCACGTTTTGCTTGCTCTTGAGCTTGGTTGTAAGCCCTCTCATAGTTATTGACCTGTTCGTGCGCCTCTGCTTTTTTCTGCCTGAACTCTCTACGCATATTTATGGAACCCATTGCAATGCCCGTACCGGCGTAAGTCAACGCCGCACCAGCGGCAAACTTAGCTGCACTACTACCGGTCATCTTGTTCTTGTTTTCAAGCATCTCTTTTCGAGATGCAGCAAGAAGACCAGCACCTGCTGCCGCACCAGCCGCACCGGCTATGCCCATTGCAGTGGTCATGCCCTGCGCTTCCTTGGTAGCTGTATTGATCTTTGTTCTGGCTTGCGCTGGGGTTTTGCTGGGCATCTGATTGGCCTTAGCCAGACGACCCCGCTTGCCTGCCAGCAGGGCAGTTGCGCCTAACGCAACGACACCAGCTCCAATGCCGAATTTCTCAATGTTGGAAACACGTTGATGTAATTCTTTCTTGCTCTTTGACCAACCTGCAGCTGTGCTGACGGTGGTGCTGCGCTTCGTGCAGTTTTCGTTCTTGCCGATCCATGAACCACCGCAGGGTTTGC